AAAAGAAGTGTCCTGGAAGTCTTACGGCAACCGCTGGAAGACAGGGTTATTACCATAGCCCGTGCCAGGCAGAGTTGTAATTTTCCGGCCTCGGTGATAATACTTTTCCTTTTAACATATCTCACTATTTCTTATATTTGGGTGGTACAAAACCACTCATTATGGAAAAGTTAGTCATTTATTATCGAATCTCATCTGGTTCACAGGATAGTGAATCCCAGTTAGAGGACTTAAAAACCTGGGCTAAGGTTAACAATTATGAAGTTGACAGGGTGTTTGGTGAAACTGTATCCGGATATGACATATCTGTTGATAGGGAAGAATTGGATAATATGAAATCCTATGTCATTAAGTCGGGAATTAAAACAGTACTGGTCTGGGAGCTTTCAAGGTTAGGAAGGTCAACCCTACAAACCCTTCAGCATATCGAATTCTTTTCCAGCCAAGGGGTCAATATCATATTCAAAAAAGAAAACCTACACACCCTAACAGATGACTTTACCAAGAAACTTGTAATAAGCTTACTTTCATCAGTGGCCGAAATGGAAAGGAATACCCTTATGGAAAGGGTTAAGAGGGGAAGGGATTTGGCCGCAAGAAAGGGTAAGCGAGTTGGATACTCTACTATGCCTCTTGGCTTCACAGCAGATGAAAATGGATTTATTAAGGTTGATGAAGAAGAGGCCAAAATAATAAAGGAGATATATGAATCTATTGCGAGGGGGATTTCAGCATTGGGTGTAACAAAATCACTTAATGCAAGGGGCATACTTACTCAAAGGGCAAAATCAGGTAAGGAGAAGGTATTAAGGAATGGAACAGTGGTTCCCAGAAGATGGTCTGAAAAGACTATTAAGAATATGGTCAGAAGTGTGAGATATAAGGGATATCGAAATTATGCTGATTTGACCCTACCACTTCCAAGGATTATAAGTGATGAACTATGGAACGAAGCTAACGAAAGATTAAATCAGGGGATAGGCTATATTTCAAGGACTAAGTGGGATTACTTATTTAAATCAAAAATCATATGTGGCCATTGTGGTTATACAATAAGGAATATCAGGAAGTTTAATAGAAAAAAGCAATCAGTACTATATTATTCCTGTGTTAGCTATCTTAAAACAAAAAATCTATGTAGCTGTGGCCAATTCAAGCAAGAGACTTTTGACAACAATGCTTACAAGATATTATTTGAACAGAGCAGAGGACTGGTAACGCTTGTAAGGCAAAAAGGGTCCGCTCAAATAAAATCGGACTTACAAAAGCAAATATCTTATTGGAATGGCATAAAGGGTGAAGCTGAAAAGGAAAAGAATAGGGTCGTTACTCTATTTAAAAAGGGCTTCATATCTGAGGAGGAGATTGACAAGGATTATGCATCCATAGTCAAAAAGACAAATGAGGCTGACTCTGAAATTCTTAGACTATCAGGAGCAGTAGCCAATATTGAAACTCCAGAGGATATTACAATGGAAACAATGAAGCACTACTACTGGACAAGGGACTTTTCAACCAAGAGAGCATTTGTTGAGGAACATATACAAAAGATAAAGGCATACAAGGTAAAGGAAATTGGATTTAACCTTGGAGAGTTAGAGTATACTGAATATGAGGACAGAGGGGACAACAAGATTACTGTTATGAAGAGAAAGGGATTTAAGTCTCCCGAAAGATTGGAGCCTATATGGTACTTGGAGATATATGCCTTCAAGATGGCCGAACCCATAAAAGCAGTTATGTCTAGCTGGGGCTCAGTTACCTATGCCAATACTGAACTCAAGTATAATAGAGACACTGAAACACTATCCTTGGGATAATACATTTATTGAGTGGTTTTGAGCCTGTTCATATTGAGCAGGCTTTTTTTTAGTACTTAATTTTTTTCTGTGATATATAGATAAAATAAGTCTTACCAAATGATTAAGCAACTCAATGAAATCATCAATCTTTTGGAGAGCATTAACGGAACTGAATGTGATGTTGAGGTAGACCTCGACGGCTCTCTTACTTTTGTAATCACCAAAACTAAAATTAACGAGGTTAGGACACCGGAAGATGCTCTTCTCCACGGCAATGTAAAATTACCTGCTATGGATGAGCTACACGAGTTCCTGCAAGAAAGCGCTGGCAGAGTATGAGCTTAGAGAAAGAGCATTGACCAGAGAGCTATTCGATAACTTACCTTGGATTAAGAGTTATTCATTTACAAGTGGCCCTGTATTCTATGATGGGATTGCAATATCACAGGATGATAGGAAAGCAATCTTTGAAATTAAGGTCAGGGACTTCCCTATTGATAAATATCCTGATTACTTCCTCGAAGTAGCAAAGTTCCGAAATCTCTATGCCGGAGCTGAACGAACTGGGCACAAGCTACTATACATAAACTACTTCTCAACAGAGGAACCTGAGCGATGGGACTACATTGTATTCAACCTCTCAAGGAGAATTGAAGAGTGGAAGGTTAATGGAGCCCCTGCGACAGAGCGAATACGAATGAATAGAAAGACTTTTGTCTCTACGTATGATAAGATATATAAGGATGTGATACGTCTCAGCTACGAGCAAGAAAAGGATAGAAAAGGTTGGGTTTACTATAACCCTAATTAAAATAAAAAATAATTATGGAAACTGTACTAATGTCCGTCATCATTCTAATAGCTCTGATACAGAGCATTAGAGTTATTAAGCTAAGAGATAAATTAGCAAGAGCCGATAAGGCATTTAAAGATTTATGTAAAGAGTATAATGTTCAAGAGGAAGCCTATAGACCTTAAAACCAGAGAAGGCAGAAACAAGTTTTATCAGGCGACAGAGTGGAGATTGCTCCGAAGGACAAAACTAACTCACAATCCCTATTGTGAGGAGTGCTTAAAAAGTGGAGTAAATGAATTGGCCACTGAAGTACACCATATTATTGACATAGAGAAGGACCCAACACAATGCCTTAAATATGATAACCTGATGTCATTATGTCGTCGATGTCATAGCATAATAACATCTGGAGAGCATAATAGGGCCAGAGTGTTTGAGGTTGTGAATAAAAAATGGGATTCATCGAAACTTACTTAAAGTAGACGGATATATACTTTGAGCGGCTAACTCAAAGATATTATGTAAGACCCCGAGAATTGCTTAGCCGCTCTCTCGGGGTTCTTTCATTAAAATAAATGAACAACTATGAAACACTTAAAAACTTTATTATTTGCCATCCTATTGATTACAGTCTTAAGCTGCGAACGATTCGACTACTATTGCTGGGAATGTATACAGACACAAACTGCTGAAGGTATAGACTTCACTTTTGCTGATAAATACACATACTTTAATGGACTAACAGAAGACCAAATTAGGGTCTTTGAAGATATGCATACTTATGACGCATATTTCTATACCTATGATGACACCATATTAACTCATCTCGTAACTACTTGTAGAATAAGAAATAATTAAGGATATGAAATCAGAAACCTTACAATCACTCATACTCTATTATACAGAAAAGCATCATTGGGCTGTAGAGGAGCTTAGGAAGGAACTTCCACCAGAGAGAGTAACCTTCTATCTCTATCTCAAAATTGTATATGAGAGGGAATTACAGAAATTGCAAAAACTCAAAAAAATTGGATGATATATAGTATGAACGGGGATTTAGAGCTCCCTTTGAGATTCGAAGAGGAATCAAGTTCGAAAGAGAAATGTTTTTTTTGGATGATTATAATATATCTGCCTCTTCACGCCCTTAATAAGCTCTAAATTATTAAGGGCTTTTTTTATAATGTTCTTTAAAGCATTTATGATTGGATGAAAGATTGCTTCGGCCAGTAAGCTAGCGAAAATGATAGCCGAATTATTGCCATATAAATGCTTTTTTAAAAAATATAAGCAATGGAAAAACAAATGATATATTCTACATCATTAACTAAAAAGGAGTCAAAAAAGGCATTGAAGGAGCTCAAATACTCTACCAACGCTCATTATTCCCGATTAGCTAAATGGAAAGGAAAAACAAAAAACAATACATAGATATAAGGGTGTTTATGATTATCCTAAACCATAAACGGCAAAATAACCCTTAGTTCTTTAATATTAAGGTTGAGCACGACCCAGTCCGAAACCGGTTATGGATTGAAACATATCCGCCCTACAGATTTCTGCTATAGCATACTGGCCGGTGGGTGCGAGATAGGGCAACGGCAAGAGTAAAAGGCTTGGACTAATGGAACTCATTAAGCTCTCCAAAGGTTTAACAAATATGATAGGCTCAACAGATAGATTGGAGAATTACTCACGGACACTTTCGGACCTCCTTCCATAATAGGAGAAATCCTCTAAGAGGGACGAAAGGGGGAAGGATGGAAGCACCAGCAACGGTGTCCCCAGCTCTTAACGGGAAGCTAAAACATTAAGTGGGTGGAAAGGTTCATTAAGGATTAAAACAGATGAATCAGCAATCTATTCCTTATTCACTTTAAATAAGGATAGATGGAAGGAAGGACCCGTTGTATCCAATAGTAAGCAAATAGAGAATTTGCATAATGACCTCAGGGATTAATCATAATATGAAGAAATAAGACTTTTTATGTGCTGAAATGGCTTTTTGTGTCAATAATAGCATTTCAGTTTTGGAATTCTCAATTCAATAGATATATTTGCATACTATAATTAGCAGATATTTTATGATTATACTTGGAGATTGCATTGAGAAGATGAGGGAAATTGAGGATGAATCAATTGATTTGGTGATAGCTGACCCTCCATATTGGAAAGTAATCGGGGAAAAGTGGGATTATCAATGGAGGACCGAGAAGGATTATGTAAAATGGTCAATTGACTGGATTACAGAAGTTTCAAGAATATTAAGAAAAGGAGGAACTTTTTATCTTTTCGGATATTTTAGGACTTTGGCTCTCCTGGTGCCCTATTTTGAGGAGATGGAGCTTGAATTGAGGCAACAAATACTTGTCGATAAAGGTATGAGGTCTGTGACGGGGCGGGCTACTAAGAATTACAAACTTTTTCCGAATACCACTGAAAGCATTCTATTCATTATTAAGGACAATAAGAAATTTTTAAAACCATTTCTTAAAGAAAGACAATCACAGGCTGGCTTATCCTCAAAAGAGATTAATGAACTTCTAGGTGTAAAAAGCAATGGAGGTGGAATGTGGAGTATTTATACTGGGAAAAATGTATGTGAGCAATTCCCGACAAAAGAGGTGTGGACGAAGCTTCAAAATATTCTGAATTTCGACCTTGATTATGAAAAAGTTTCCCAGACCTATAATCCCCAGATGGGATTAACTGATATTTGGAATGACATTGACTTCTATGAGGAGAAGAGGGTTCATTCAACTCAAAAACCAATCAAACTGATTAAGAGGCTGATAATCGCTAGTAGCAATGAAAGCGATACTGTGTTAGACCCATTTGGAGGAAGCGGTTCTACTGCGATTTCATCCATAATGTTGAATCGTAAGTTTATTACAATAGAAAATGATGAACACAATTACAAACTAATCGAGGAAAGGGTAAGAAAAGTAAGAAATCCCCTTGATGAATTATCTTCGGCGATATGGTGATTTGGATGTTGATGCCTTATCAGTATCTCTTAAATTGAGATAAACTCGTAATTCTTCATCAATGTATGGTAGAATCTTAGTTACACTGGATACGTTGTATTTTGGCCGGCAAGCATAATAGAGCAAATCATCATAAGAACCTCCTTTACATTGTTCTTGCAGTAATTCTCTAGGGGCATCTTGAAGTAGATGCACAAGTTCATCTTGATAAAGAATGCTGGTAGGCATTAATAATGATGGATAAGCATCTCTATCCTCATTAGGCTCAATATAATGATTTATTGTAAGCTTTGGCGAAGTGTTGGCATCTTCAGCTATAGCAGAAAAAACCATAACTGGATTGCATAGATAAAACTGGTAATTATATGGCCAAAAATTCTTGGGTGCTGGTGTTTTGACTGGATCTCTTTTCTTATGTTCCAAAAACAATTTGTTGTAGTAATTAACCATAATCTCTCCAAATCTTGAATGACGAGATGTATTCCAAATCTCAAATGCTTGGAATCTAATTTGATTATAGTCTCCGTCTTCGAAATTAGGATAATCTGAAAAGTTAAGAAAAATCCTATCTATCCTATTCGTAAGCAAATCAAGTTCCTCTTCGGTTCGAATTGTAAAAAGCCATTTACTATCATCTTTCCTTTCAATCCTACTTGACCCACAGCTAGAGCATTTTGATTCTAGCCTTAGGACCTTGGACCCACACTCTAGACAGGTATCCAGCTGATCTACTCTAGTGCAAGATTTAACCTCGGTTCCATCTTCCAGATCATCTCCTCTAGCGCCTGTTCGCTTACCTTCCACCCCAGTTATTAGAGAGGCCAAATGCTGGCCTGTATAGCCAACTTTAATGTTTGGCGTCTGCTTAGTTATTGCAGACCACTCTAGAGTTTTTAATCTTGGCTGTAGGACAAGGTCATTTATAAATGAACTTATCTTGTTTCTATTATCAGTGATTTTGATGTGGGAGCTATCTGGTACCATTAAATAAATTTTCGATTGGCACATTTAGTGCCTTTGAAATTTTCGCAATATTGCTTAGAGTGATGTTTTTTTCAGCTCTCTCAATCATTCCAATATACGTCCTATGTAACCCGGCTTTCTCAGCTAATTCCTCCTGTGATAGACCTTTGCCTTTCCTAATTTCTTTTACTCTATTGCCAAATTCAATAAGTATTTCCTTTTCGAGACTCATTAGGCATATATTGTTACCCAAAGCTAACTATAGTCTAGATTCTTTGCTACATACTATAGTTAGCACTTAGACGGATAGGCCGGACCAAATGATAATTTAGAATCCCAACCCAAATCGCCACCAAACTTAGGTTTCACAGGAGGCAACTTCTGCAGCCCTCCCTCCCAAAAGCTTTTTCTTGACGATGGATATATATAGTGAAAATAATTCGCTTTATGATTTCATTTAGGGAAAAGATTATTACACACTTACAGGAAAAAGGAAATTATGACCCCGATGTCGATGATTTCTTTGTTGATGAGTTAATAACCAATATCGAATTATCTCTCCAGACTTTGGAGGAGATAAAAGCTACAGGAATTTCTCAGGAATATATCTATAAGCCTGGCCTGACTATAACTAGGGTAAATCCTCTTATTAGTGCTTACCAGATGTTCCAGAGGAACATTTATCAATGTTCTTCCAAATTGGGTATCAACAGAGCTGACCGCCTCAAGCTTAAGCTTATCGAAGCAAAAGAAGAAGATGAGTTTGACAAGGATTTCTAGCTATAAGGATGACTATGTCCGTAAGTGCTGGGAGGCTGCAAGGGACTACTGCGACGGTGTTGAGAATGGTTCAATAGTTACTAATGAGAATATTCGACTTGCAGTAAAAAGGCACGAGCTAGATTTACAAAGAGATGATCTGGAATGGAGGCCTGAGGAGGTCGAGAAAGTGTTCAGATTCTTCTCCTACTTAAATCTTGATGAGGGAGTCCCTTTTACACTTCAGCCATTTCAGGCATTTATCATATTAGCTCTATTCGGGCTGTATTACAAGGGAACTGATATAAGGAAATACATATATGCATTCTTATTCATAGGTCGTAAGAATGGCAAGACCTCTTTCGCAGCAGCCCTTCAGTTATACTTTATGTTGGCTGATGGAGTCAACTTTCCCCAATCCGTACTGATAGCTAGCACTCAGGAGCAGGCGAACGATACATCATTTAAAGCATTAAGGGAACTTATAATGAGCTCACCTGCTCTTAAGAAGAGGCTGGAGATTCAGGAATCCAATAAAGTTATATTCAGGGATAGGAAAAGATACGGATGGAGTAAGACAGTTCCGGCTCTCCCAAATAAGCTAGAGGGGCTCAATCCGACCTCCGCAATAATTGATGAAATTCATACCTATAAGGACGCTCAGAAATTTAATGTTATCAAGAATGCACTGGGAACCAAGAAGAACCCAATGCTATTTCTTATCTCAACAGCTGGATTTGGAAAGGATAGCTTCTGCGCAAAGCTTGTTGAGGCTGGCAGGAATGTACTTAGAGGGGTAAGTGAAGACGACAGGTTCTTCTACCTCCTATATGAGCTTGAGGAGAGTGATGATATTAATGACGAAAGCGTATGGATTAAGGCAAATCCGGGCTTAGGAACAATCCTCGATCCTCAGCTATTCAGGGACCAGTACAATACAAACAAATCAATTCCTGATCTCTTGGAGGACTTTGTTACTAAGAGATTTAACTTATTCCTTGAGGAGCAAGGAGAATGGATACCTTCCAATATCATTATCGAGAATACAAAGCTTTTTGAAGAAGAGACGATAAAGAAACTGCCTTGCTACATTGGGGTTGACCTTTCAGAAACACGAGACCTAACCTCTATAGTTCTGTTATTTGATGGTGGGGACAAATTTTATGTTAAGCCCTACTTCTTTTTTGTCAAAGGGGAGAACAATGCTCTAAGAAGAGGGGGAGTAAATATAATTCAATGGATCAGGGAGGGTTATGTTATCGAGTGCCATACCCCGACAATAGATTTCGATCTGATTAAAGAATACCTCTTTGCCTTCTCAAAAACTTACGACATAAAGGGACTCTACTTCGACCCTTGGCATTTCAAGAATATACTTAATGTTCCTTCAACAAGTAAGGGTGCAACACTAACCTCAGCGGACGGACAGCAATCAATATGGTGTGTGCCTGTAGTCCCTGGCTATAAAAATTTCGATTGGCCTATGAGGTTTACGGAGATTATATTCTATAGGAAGCAGATCATCCTATACCCCAATAAATGTATGATGTGGAATTTCTTAAATCTCGTAAAGGTCAAGGATAAATTCAATGGTAACATAAGACCAGCTAAGAATTTAAGTAAGGATTCTATTGACGGGGTAATCTCCCTCCTTAATGCTTTCAATGGCTATCTGGGAGTCAATGCGAATAAGGCTGATTTATTTATGAAAAGCATTTAAAATCAGCAGATATATATTAAAATAATCAAATAGATAATGTCGACTTTTTCAAGCCTATTAAAGAGAATTTTTATAAGAGAACCTGAGGATTTTATTAAGAAGTTTAATGAAATAGAATTGGGTGCTGAGAATTCCTTTAATGAGGCAGCAGCTGAGAATATTGCAACAGTTTACACCTGTGCAAAAATATTAGCGGAGGATATTGGAAGCCTACCTCTTAACATCTATATGAATGATGAAGCTGGAGGTAAAACAATCTTAAGGGATGATTATAGATATGGCCTACTTCACTATGGTCCAAATAACTATACTACCTCCCAGGCGTTCTTCAGCACCCTTGAATATATCCGCAACATAAAGGGCAACAGCTTCGCCCGAATTTATAGAGACAGCAAGGGATATGTCTCTAGTCTATCTATAATTCCCCCATCTTACATTACTGGCTACTCAATAAACAATAATGAGTTATACTACAAGTATGATGACGGGGAAAAAGAAGCAGTCCTTAATGCTTCGGAAGTACTCCACTTCAAGTCAATAAGCGATGACGGAGTATGGGGAATAAATCCAATTGAGAAGTTAAGGTTAAATCTTAGTGTCACTCATAAGGCTTTTACCACCATTGATAATTTCTATTCTAACAATGCCACTTCTCCAAAGGTGCTAGAGACCCTTATACCTGAAGGTATTAATCCAAGAGAATGGCAGGAAAAAATTACTGAGTTTAATGAGAAGTATGTAGGCACAAGGAACGCAGGTAAAATAATTACTCTGCCCCCATTTACAAAGCTCTCTGATGTCACTTTGAATTTTGCTGATGCTCAATTCATATCAACCATAAAATTCAATGCAGACCAGATTTCTTCATTATATAAAATCCCCCCACATCTCGTAGGAAACTTCGAAAGCTCAAAATTCAATAACCTAGAGCAGCTTCAGCTTAACTATAAGATTTCTACGATAAGGCCGATTCTTCGAATGTACAGACAGGAGATGGAGAGCAAGCTAATTACTACAGAGGAAAGGGTAAATGGAGTTTCGATTGAGTTCAATTCGAATGCTCTTGTTGAAACTGACAGTAGATCAAGAATGGAAAACTACAAAACCCTATTCTCTGTAGGAGCAATAACCCCTAACCAGATTTGCAAGTATGAAGGCTATCCATCATATGGTCCAGCTGGTGACCAGCATTTCGTAATGACTAACCTGATGAGTGTTGAGAAATATAATGATAAAAAGCCCCAACAGACTGGTTTTCAGGAATAGATATATATAAAAATAAATACATCAAATGATTGAGCAAAGGATATTAAAATCGGATGCAGCTGAGCTTAGAGCATATACTGAAGACAGCAAAATGATTGTTGGAGGCTATGCTGCTAAGTATAATGTTGAATCCAGATTGCTTGCAGAATTCAATAAGCACTTTACTGAAATACTTCTTACGGGAGCTTTCAGAGAAAGGCTTAATGATGATGTCTATTTCACCTTCAATCATAGTAAGGATAGAATTTACGCAAGAACAATTAATAATACCCTATTCCTAGAGGAGGATGAAATAGGGTTAAAATTCAGAGCAATTTTAAATGAGACTACCGGAGCGATAGACCTCTTTAAGATGATTGAAAGAGGCGATGTATTCGAAAACTCATTTGCCTTTATTGTAGATAATAACGGTCAAAATTGGGAGCGAACTTCTAATGGGGACAACATTAGGAAGATATCGAGAATTTCAAGGCTGATTGATATTAGCACAGTAACCCACGCGGCTTATCCAGAAACTGAAATCTCTGTGGTAAGAGGACTAAATGACTACTTCGAAGAGATACCCCAAGAAATAAATAAAGAGCCATATGAGGATATGGTTAAAGTATTAAAAATCAAAAATAACCTATATAAATTATGAAAACTGTAAATGATCTCAAGATAGAAAGATCAAAGAAAATCGAGCAAATGGAAGAGCTCGTTAAAAGAGTAATGGAAGAAAACAGAAGCAAGGATGAAGCTGAGACTAAGCTTTGGAATAACCTTGATGCTGAAGTAAAGAGCATTGATGAAAAAATCTCTATGCTTGAAAGGCAGGAGGAACTCAATAAAAGAAGCATTGTAAACTTCGAGGTTAAAGAAGAAAAGAAATCTCTATCCCAGAGATTTATGGAGGCAATGGAAGCTGCTATAAGGGGTCAAATGACTTCCTTCAAAGCTGACTTAGCTGAATTCAGGGCAGAACCTCTTATTAGCACTTCAATCACCCAGCAGAACACTCAGCTAGGAGGTTTATCTATTGTGAAGCAGGATGCTAAGTCATTCCTTCAGAATCTTGGTGTTAAGGTCTATACCGGAGTTAAGGGTCAGATCACTCTTTCGAGTGCAGCATCAGCAAATGCAACTTTCCCAGGCGAAAATACCACAGACGTATCTGCAAATATTTCTCCTGCAAGCTTAACTCTTGCTCCAAGACGTTGCGGTATTTCTCAGACTTATACAAAGGAATTCCTTGCAAATGTTAATGATCAGATTGTTGCTGACGTAATGGTCGAGCTTGAAGATGCTCTTTGGAGAAGAATAGCAACCGACTTAATGTATAATTTCCTCGTTGATGCTGGTGATGCTTCAATTAAGATTGCAGGCTCAACGCTTGCAGCTACTGACATATACGGCCTTGAAGCTGGTATTTCTGCAGCGCCTAAGGCTCCTGCATTTGTTACCTCTCCAAAGGTTGCTGGTTACTTAAAGGGACTTGCTACAATTTCCAATGTCGCTGGACCTGTTTGGAACGGTAATCCATATGTTGGTAGCATTGATGGTATTCCTGCTTATGGAACTCCTTATACTGGAACCACAGCAGTTAATGGTATCGGAAGTGTAACATCTGAGCAACTCTTCTATGGTGACTTCTCAGAATCAGCCGTAGCTCAGTTTAATCAGGTAGAATTTACCTTCAACCCATATACCTATGCAAAAGAAGGTAAGATCGAGGTAGTTGCTGACACAATGGCCGATTCAGGTATTGTTAAC